ATTCGTGATGTTGAGATTGTAGAGAAGCTTGAGGAGAAGATGAAGTTACTTGAGTTGGTTATTACTCTTGCATATGAATCTAAGATTAACTTTGAAGATGTATTCTCTCCCGTAAGAACTTGGGATGCTATTATCTATAATTTTTTAAAGAAAAAGAATATAGTTATTCCACCTCCTCTAAAACAAGATGAGCGAAAAGAAATCATTGGAGCATATGTCAAAGAACCACAGGCTGGTTTACATAAATGGGTAGTTAGTTTTGATCTCAATTCTCTATATCCACATCTTATTCAGCAGTATAATATCAGTCCAGAAACTTTATATGATGGAGTTGTATGTGCTGATTCTAAAGATATTGGGGTAACTGGATTGTTGGAACAGAAATTAGATACATCTTATTTGAAAGAGAAGCAGTTGACACTCACGCCAAATGGCCAACACTTTACTTTAAAGAAGAAAGGGTTTCTTCCACAGTTGATGGAAGATATGTATAATGAACGAGTAGAATTTAAGAAGAAGATGTTACAAGAGCAACAGAAATTGGAGGATGGAAACTATAAGAATAAACAAACAGTCATTAATAATATATCAAGATGTAATAATATCCAGATGTCCAAAAAGATTTTGTTGAATAGTGCTTATGGTGCATTAGCTAATCAACACTTTCGTTATTATTCGTTAGAAATGGCTGAGGGTATTACAACATCTGGACAGTTAGCAATTCGTTGGATTGACAAAAGTATAAATAAATATATTAATAATCTACTTCATACAGAAAATATTGATTATGTCGTTGCATCGGATACGGATAGTATATACATCACATTTGACAGATTGGTTTCTCAGGTCTTTAAAGAGACAAGTGATTCTGAGCAACCTTCAAAAATTATCACCTTCCTTGATAAGATTAGTAAAGATAAAATTGAACCATATATTGATAGCTGTTATCAAAATCTTCATTCGTATGTAAATTCATATGCCCAAAAGATGCATATGGGTCGAGAAGTAATTGCAGATAAAGGTATATGGACAGCAAAGAAACGATACATACTTAATGTTTATGATTCGGAAGGGGTAAAATATAAAGAGCCCAAGTTAAAGATAATGGGTATTGAGAGTGTACGCAGTTCTACACCAGAATGGTGTCGAGATAAAATTAGAGAATTGATAGGAGTAATTATAAATACTGATGAAGATACTGTTATGAAAAGTATATTAGAGTATCGTGATAAGTTTAAGACATTAGCTTTTGACCAAATAGCATTTCCAAGATCAGTTCATGGTATAGAAAAATATTCATCAAGTAAAAGTATATATACTAAAGGAACACCAATCCAAGTGAGAGGTGTTTTATTATATAATCATTTGTTAAAGAAGCATAAGTTAACAAAAAAATATCAATCAATTCGTGAAGGTGAGAAGATTAAGTTTGCATATTTGAAAGAACCAAATCCTATTCAAGAAAATGTAATTTCTGTTTCGACACATCTTCCAAAAGAATTTAAATTGGAGAAGTATATTGATTATGATTTGCAATTTGATAAAGCTTTTCTGCAACCCATTAAAAATATTTTAGATGTGATTGGATGGAAAACAGAAGAGCAGGGTAGTTTAGAAGATTTTTTTGGGCCTGTTAATTAGGAGATTTATTATGGCAACAAAGGATATTATTAAACATTTAATTAAGGTGACTGAAAATGATTTTGCAAGCGTTGTATCCGCTGGTATTGTTGGGGATTGTTCTACTTTTGTTGATACTGGATCGTATTCTTTAAACGCGTTATTGTCTGGTTCTCTATATGGTGGAGTGCCATCAAATAAGATAACGTGTTTAGCTGGTTCAGAGGCAGTTGGTAAAACATTCTTTGCATTAAGTATAGCTAAGAGTTATTTGGAAAAAGATAAGAGTAATATTATTCTCTACTTTGAGAGTGAAGGTGCATTGACATCTGATATGATTAAAGAGAGAGGTTTAGATCCTGATAGATTTATTGTATTACCAGTAGCAACAGTAGAAGAATTTAAGACACAAGCAATCAAGATAATTGATAATATGGATAAAAGTTATCAAGTTATGATCTTTCTTGATTCACTTGGTAATTTATCTACACGAAAAGAGATGGAAGATTCTGCAAGTGGTTCTGATAAAAGAGATATGACAAGAGCTCCAGCTGTTCGTTCAGCATTCAGAACTCTTGCATTGAAACTTGCGAAGGCAAATGTTCCTCTGATTATTACAAACCACACCTATGATAAAGTGGGAAGTTTGTTTCCAACGAAAGAAATTTCTGGTGGTGGTGGAATTAAGTATGCAGCTTCTGTGATTGTGACTCTTGGTAAACGAAAAGTTAAAGATGGAACTGAGGTATTGGGGAACATTATCAAGATGAAATTGGTGAAAGGGAGAATGACTAAAGAAGAATCTGTTACAGAAACTATGTTAGATTATAGAAAGGGCTTAGATAAGTATTATGGTTTAGTTGCACTTGCTGAGAAGTATGATATATTCAAGAAAGTATCAACCAGATATGAGACACCAGTTGGCAAGGCATTTGAGAAAACTATCGTGAATGATCCTGAGAAGTATTTTACTAAAGATGTTATGAAGAAATTGGAGAATGCAGCTAAGAAAGAATTTTCATATGGTTTGGGTGAATGATTACATTTCCAAAACAGAAAACAGTAGAAACGAATAGAACTTTTCGTGCTTGGAAAACATATCATGGAATGTATTTACATTTTACTGGTTCGTATGACTACTTTAAGTATTTTGGTAATGCGCCATGGGGTACAATTGCATCTATGGAAAAGTACTTTGCCAAGTTTGAACATCAAACTGGTTTCTCTTGGCAACGAGGGTTCTTTACATCTCTTGGAAAGAAGATGACTAAAGAACATGATTTGATATATTATTATTTGTCACAGTTGACTAGAGGTAAAAATTATCCATCAGAATTTCTTGATGATTATTATGATGAATATAGAATTAAGATGGAAAGTTTTACACTTCATCTTCAACGAAATATGAAAGTGATTGTTGAGTATATGAAGGAGTATGATTTAAAGTTTAATGAGTTGTTTGAGTGTGATGGAATTAATCATCCTCCAATATTAAAGCTTCTATTAGGAGAAGATATTTCTTTAGAAACTTTTACAGTCTTAGATATTATTTTAGGTTTTACAAATATAGTAGATAAGAAATTGATTGATCCTATATGGAGAGATCAAAAAACTTTGTGTTATAATTATAAACCGTTTTTAGAAGTTAATGTAGATGAGAAACGTAGACTGATAAGGAAGGTGTTAAATGAAAATTGATTTTGATACTGGTAGAGTAATTTATAATAATGAGATGGATGAATTAAAAGAATCTCTGGAGAAGTTAAAAATTAAAGAGAATCTTGGTATTGAAACATCTGCTGAAGAACCAGTATTTTCAAAGACAAGACATTATGGATTACCATATGGTAGAGTGAAATATTTGTTTTATTGTTTTTTGTTAATGATGGATGGTTTAATTGGTATAATTTCACTTGGTCAGACACAGAGTATTTTAGCTCAGAAATATTTGTTATCGAAATGGATATTGTGTGAAGGAGAAGAACATGGAAATAGATAGAGGAGCCATTGGTTTTAATTCAAGTCCCTTGTATAGATTTATATTGCAGGAAGGTAAGTTCAAAGGTGTGGAGTTTTATTTTAAGAATGTGGAATTAGATCATAAGAATACACCAGGTGTATTTGATATATCATTTGAGTATGAAATAATTGGTGGAAATTATAGAGCTGATGGTTGGAAAGGAGATATGGAACATATGAATCGTGCTGTAAATGAAAAGAATAAAGATCAGTTTCAAGTAGAGATAGGTAAGATACTTAAAAATCTATTAATTCTTAATGACCCTAGAGTAATATTACACAAGGGAAGGGGTCTATGAGAACAGAGCAGTTAATACTAGAAAATTTAATATTTAATAATGAGTATGCAAGTTTGGTTGGTGTGTTTTTAAAACCAGAATATTTTCGAGCTCATCCAGAGAAGATTATATTCACAGAGATACAGAATCATATTCAAGAATATAATAAGCCTCCAACAGTTTCATCACTTGAAAATATGATTACAAGTAGAGATGATTTGAATGAAGCAACATTCAAGAATTGTATGGAAGTATTGACAACATATAAAATAAAAACAGATGATTATGAATGGTTAGTAGATGAAACAGAGAAGTGGGCAAAAGACCAAGCTGTTTATAATGGTATTGTAGATTCAATTGCAATCTTGGAAGGTAAAGATACTAATAAACCTAAAGATGCTATACCAGATATGTTGACAGATGCACTTGCAGTATCTTTGGATACAAGTGTGGGACATAATTATGTAGAAGATTCACAAGATCGTTGGGAGTTTTATCATAAGCGAGAGCAGAAGTTTCCATTTGGTATAGAGATGTTAGATAAGATTACAGATGGAGGAATATCACCAAAAACTTTGACAGTATTTCTTGGTGGAACTGGTGTAGGTAAAACATTAGTCAAGACACATTTGGCATCTCAATATATCAAACAAGGCTTTGATGTTTTATATATCACAATGGAAATGGCACAAGAGAAGATAGCAGAAAGAATAGATGCAAATCTTTTGGATACTGATATAGACCAGATACGATTTCTTCCTCGTGATTCATTCAATTCCAAGATTGAAAAGATGATGAACTCTACTAGAAATTTTGGAAGATTAATCATTAAAGAGTATCCAACATCGGGAGCTCATGTTGGTAATTTTCGTTCTTTGTTGAGAGAGTTAAAGATCAAGAAACGATTTGTACCACAGATTGTTATATTAGACTATCTAAATATTTGTGCTTCCAGCAGAGTTAAGTGGACAGCAAATATGAATACTTATGTTTATATTAAATCCATAGCAGAGGAGATTCGTGGATTTGCAGTCGAGTCAAAAGTTCCTGTTATCACAAGTTCCCAATTAAATCGTGAAGGATTCATGAGTTCGGATCCGGATCTTTCAAATATATCCGAGTCGTTTGGGTTACCTGCTACGGCAGACCTTATGTTAGCTGTTGTGGCAAAGGAGGATAATGGTGGTCAGTTGATGTTCAAACAACTCAAGAATCGTTATAGTGATCCGACAATTAACTCTAAATTCATGTTGGGAATGAATAAGAAACGAATGAGATTGGAGAGTATTTCACAATCTAAGCAACCATTATTAGCAGATGGTGGTTCGGATACAAAAAATGTATCAGATTCACCATTTTTGAAGCAACATAAGGATGTTAAAGTGGCTACTGCTGATTGGAAATATTAGCTAAATGTTTAATTATTATAAATATTAGAGGTATTTGATATAAATATAGATAGATATGACAGAGAAGAAACTTATAGAATTGTTTAAAGAATCAGCTGAGAGGCTGACTAAGAAGGCAAAGAATAATAGTACAGCCATTCACACAATGGGGGGCTATGGTGAAATAGAGCATGGGAGAATTTGTCCTTTTCGTTCTGTTCCTTTTGAAGATTGTCCCTTGTGTATAATAGATAGTTTAGATAAGCTATGATAAAATTTAGTACTTATTTATTTGAGGATAAGAATACTCACTTAGAACATCTTGAAGATGAGATAATCAATAACGGATTAACTGGTGCCAAGACAGCAGTTAGATTCTTGAACTCATTGAAAGATATGTTGAATGGAGTTGGTAAAGGTTCAACGAAGATTACAGTTAAATGGGATGGAGCTCCAGCAGTTTTTGCCGGAACGAATCCAGAGAATGGGAAGTTTTTTGTTGCAACAAAATCGTTAT